TTTCACTTAAGGAATATTTATGTTCCTGCATTAGTAGAAAATTGGTCTTAAAATAATTCTCTAACGTATCATGGGAGAGGTTTAAACGAAAAAATCCTGGTACCCATTGAAGTTAATATAGTTTGCCTTACCACACTTTACGCAATCGAACTCTATTGCGTGTTCTAAGACAGGCATAGTTTCAAAAAATTTGCGTAGATTTGCAAACTGTTCTAATGTTAGCTGTTCTACCCAGTCCCTTCTTTCATCTTCGGAAGACTCAAATGCATTGTATTTTTCATCTCCATCGTAAATTACACTTACGCAGTTTCCTGCAATTCTGTATACAGTTTCAGGATCGCTAGTATCTAGCAATTCACTGACTTGAAATGGATCAGGATACTGCATCTCAATAAACAATGTATCACTCAATTTCACCATCGTGCTATGACCTTCAGTCTCTTCAATTTCAAGTGTAGCTAAGTCGATTGAATGCGCATTTTGTGCTTCACACGAACCACAAGACAATACAAGATCGATTACACTAGATATTGATTGTGACCTAATATCTAAGAATATTTTTTGCAGCGCAAACAGCGGCAACTTCTCCCCGTCGATCTCACCAAACGAACAATTCGTGACAATTTGTTGTGTTGCTCGTATCATGTCACGGTGTTCACCAGACTCATTTGCCAAGACAAGAAGTTTTTCTTCTTTTACTAAGAATGGTCTGAATTTCTTAGTCTCTTTTGTATGAGGTATTTCAATCTCATATGTTGGTGCATCAATGCTAGGTAATGCCATAATATTCTCCATTAATTAAGCGTATTGTTCTATAGATAAATTTGAAAAACTTCTAACATCGTCGGTGATAGGGCCTTTAAGGCCTTTAAGCGGTATGTTAGTACTTGGATCACCAACCGCAGATTCTAGTGTGTTCTCGGGGCTTACATCTGCGGTGCCTAAAGCAACCCATTTCTTATATGCGATTGATATTGACACTCGCATTGGTGCTTCGTTGCCTTGTGAAAAATTTCCAAGTGATATATTTCTAGGGATGCAGTCTACTAACTGCCAACCACGCACCCTAGCATCTTTTCTGTTCAAGCTAAATATGTTGATTGTACCCGCGCACAAGTCAAAGAATGTTGCTTCTCTAGATACTGGATCTACAGTAGCTGCCATCCAGTTTTCAAAGTATGCTCTCACATCCCAATTTGTGTCGCAGAAAAATGTGAATGTTGCGTTGTCACCGAAGAACTCCATTCCATGCGCTCTAGGTTCTGTTATGTTTCCAATTTTTATCGGGACGTATGGAATAATCAATCCAGGGACTGATGCATCTTCACATAGTATGTTTACATCGTTACTATCTATTGCACCGGGTGATAATATCTCTACTTCAAAACGGTTGCTTCTTGCAAGATCACCTGTTCTTATTTTACTTACAAAGTCATTTAAAGTTGCCATTAAATTGCTTTCCTTGACCTGTTGAATACAGTCTGTTTGCTTGCTCCCTCAAATTGCTCTACGGGAAGTGCTGCGGCTGTGCTCCAATCTTGTGGGTTTATCTTTAGTAATCTTGATCGTATTTGCGAATACAAGTATCGTTTAATAGTTGGCTGAACTGCGGGAAATCTTGATGCTGATTTTAATAAGTTCCAACTAAGTTGAAATTGAGTATCTTGATTTATAGTGCGAGTATTCTTTGTTCGTTTCAATTGTTCAAGTAACTCAAATCTAAGACCATAAGGTAAATAGTGAAGATTCAGCCCATAGAATCCTCCTTTCGCATCTTCAAAAGGAAGAACGAGAGGGAACGTATCGTAATATGGTAGTTTCTTTTTTGTCTTCGGATCGTACAGATACAAGTACATACTACCAACTTCAGGACGAGCATCTCGCTCTCCTAGGTTAGATCGCATGACGCCCGCTGGGCTGCCAAATGTATTTGGTAATGATTGCACCTGTTTTCGGTACCAATCAACAGATCGGATCTGATTTTGATCGTTTGCTCGTATGTCGTTTAAAGTAGCCATGTGACTATTTATACGATATGCCAAGTTCCTTTTCGGTGATTATCTTAAATTCCCAGCCTCGATCTAAGCAGAATTCTTTAGCACTCTCCCACTTCGCCAAGTTTACGCCCCATTGTTTAACTTCAGTTATGAATCTCTTTGTTTTTCTTTTAGGTATCTTAGGTTCTTGTGTGAATCTAAATGGCTTGACTTCTATTAGATATGTCGTATCTCGTATCTTGATGACGAAATCTGGGTAGTATCTATGCACTCTATTGTCTAGTGGCGATCTGTAGGGTATCACAATCTCTTCAGAGCCCCATGCAAGCACATCATCGTTCTTGTCGCACCAATTCATGAATTTTAGCTCATATCCAGAGCGATAAATAATATTAGTTGGATTCCCTTTATACTTGTGGACATTTTTCGGTTTAAAGCGTCCTTGATGAATCTGTTTGTTATATGGCATATAAATAGTATAAATTAGATAACGTACAGGTATTTATCACATGGCTTCACGCTCTGAGACAAGAAGAAAAGAGAACGCTCGTAGGGCTGCAAATAGTACGGTTCTTCCTAAGAGTGATGAGTCTGTCAGCACTGTTATAGACGATGAACAAGCGTCCTCTGATCAAGCAGTGATAGTAAAAAATCCTGTTGCAAAATCTAAGCAAGATGCTAAGGAAGCAATAGATAAAGCAAAGAGCCAAGGTCAAGCTGCAGGTAGTATGCAAATGCTTCGATATCCTTCTAATATAGGGCAAGATAATATAGAGCAGCCACATAATGTTACTTTTAGAATTAAAGTAAGAGAAAACTCTACTGCTGGTAAAGCATTTGTTAAAAATAATAAAGACGTTGAATATGATAATAATAGCAACGGTCGTCTGACTAATGAAGAAGGTAAAAATCTAATAACATTAGGCGCCGGTGTTGCTGGTGCTGTTGTAGGAAATAGACTAGCAAAATTAGCAACTGGTGGTGGTAATAATTCATTAGTTAAAGGCGCCTTTGGCCTGGCAGGAGCTGGTGGGGGCTTTGCAGCAGGGCAGGCACTAGGCGAAAAAGCTGGCAACATGCTGGCTTCAAATCGAGTGGTTAAAACGAACACATCAATTACACTCCATATTCCTACTTCGCCATCAGTCAAGTACGGTGCTCAATGGCAAGAGGCTGATATTGGTGCATTGACAGGAATATTAGCTAGAAGTGGTGGTGATTTAAGTTCTCTATTAGACACCGCTATGACAGGTGAAGCGGCAGAATTTATGGGAAGAACACTTGCAGGCTTGTCAGATATCCCAAAAGCTCTTGGCGCTGATATAAACGTTTCGGGTGCATTGCAAGCAGCTTCTGGTAAGGTGCCTAATCCGAATAAAGAGCAATTGTTTAAGTCTATGAATTTTAGGCAGTTTGCATTTGATTATAAATTTGCACCAAGAAACGCGGCTGAAAATGACGCGGTGCATAAAATCATAGCAGAATTCAAAAAGAATATGCATTCAGAAAGATCAACGGAAGGATTCTTTTTAATATATCCATCAGAATTCGATATTGAATTTAATTACAATTCTTCAAGAAATAAATGGTTACACAGAATAAAATCTTGTGCATTGGTAGATTTGAGTATAGTATATGGCAGCGGCGGAACCTTTACAACGATTGCAGGAACTGAAGGCGCCCCATCAGAAATTACTATGCAGATGGTATTCAAAGAATTAGAAGTATTAAATAAAGACGCAGCAGAGCAAGGATTCTAATTAAATGTTTTTTAATCATTTTCCCAGATTGTTATACCCATTCGATCCAAAGAAAGAGATCGTAACCGATATATTCCGAAGAGTGGTGCCACGAGATAAATTCATTGTGAATGAAATGTTTCTTGAACGCTACACGCTTAGATCCGGCGAAAGGCCTGAGGACATCGCATATCAATTATACAAAGATCCTGAATATCATTGGGTGATTTTATTGATAAACAATATAGTGGACCCTTACAATGAGTGGTACTATACGCCTGAACAATTGCTGGCAATGGTAACACAGCGTTATGGTGCAGGGAATGAAAATGAAATACATCATTATGCACTGGCAGCTAGACCATTGATATGCAGTGACTACAATCCTACACAGATAGAAAGTGGTGAGTTGATTCCTATCACACATTTAGAACACGAAGAATTAGAGAATGAAGCAAGACAAGAAATTCTTCTGTTACGTCCTGTACATCTGAATGATTTTGTACAAGAATTCAAACTGTTGGTTGCTGCATAATGGCTGAAAGTGCCCAACAAACTGCCGGTGATGTGAGAGTTGAAGAAGTTTTTCTAACAACATCTGCCGGTGAGAAAGTAGATCTGAATAACTTTTTGATGGAACTTTCATTGTCAGAGAGCATCTATCAGCCATGTATGTTTGGTGGTGCGTTAATTTCTGATGCAGCGAATATTTTAGGTCAGTTATTTACGGGCGATGAGTTTATAACCTTTAAACTTAGAACACCTTTTCTATCCGATGATCCGAGTCAAGTAATACACAAAACCTTTTCGATATATTCGGTGACGAATAGAAAACTTGACAATGATAGGCAGCAATTTTATGAACTTCAGTTTATGTCAATCGAAGGTCAAAAAGATAGTATAACACGCCTTGCAAAAAAATACACAGGCGGTACTGATGTTATTGCGTCTCAGATATTTGAAGACTTAAAAGAGCCTAGAATTAAGGGAGGAGATTCAACTACCAGTGAAGTACTATTGCACGACACGCCGCACAATACAAGCAACTTTGAGTTTATCGCATCTCATTGGTCGCCATTCAAATGTTTAAATTTTCTAGCTAAGAATTCTATTGGGCAACAATTAAAGATGCCTAATGTAATGTTCTTTGAATCCAATAAGTATTTTTATTTTACTTCTATATCGTCTTTGGTTCAGGAACAAATAAAGTCTAAAACTCTATACGATGAATATAGTTATGTAAGTACTCTGGATGAGTCGAAAGATGTTAGGCAGGACAATAGAACAGCTGGATTTACATATTCCTCGCCCTATGAATCTGATCAAATGATAACTGTCGGTAATGTAGATTTTCCTGTATACTATGACCAATTAGATAATAGAATGAGTGGTTACTACGGCAACACTACTTTTGCATATGACTTTGCAAACAAAGATCTATATGACATTCGATTTGATTATACTAGTCAGCATGCAGAACGTTCATCGCAGTTAAAGAATTTGCTACCAGATACATTTGGCACATTTAAACATATTACAAAGACAGCACCTCATGGTGAGACAGTCAAATCAGATCCTCTATCAGTAATCAACTTTAAAGCTGGTGCGTCTGGATTGTTCGGTGAAAATGATGCATTCAATGTCAATCAGGTTACAGCAACTTCATTTAGAAATACTGCACTAGCTGAACTGTCTGCTATAAAATATGAAATAACTGTACCAGGTAAAACAGACATTGAAGTCGGTAAGCTGATACGTTTTAACTATCCCAACGTAGGTGAAAAGGGTATAAATCCAAATGTTGAAGAATTGTTTGACCCTCAAATATCTGGCATATATGTAATTACCGGAATCAGACATCAAGTCAGCGTGACAAGAGAACATGAAATGATATTAGAAATTGCGCGTGATAGTATAGGGGATGTGGTATAATGATATATCCGCAATTTACATGGTGGCAAGGTGTAGTAGAAGATAGAAACGATCCTGCTAAAATCGGAAGAGTGCGAGTAAGAATCTTAGGATATCACACTGCGGACAAATCGGAGTTACCTACAGAAGATCTGCCTCTTGCAGTGCTAATGAATCCAGTAACTTCAGCAAGTGTTTCGGGTATAGGACAATCAGCAACCGGACTTGTAGAAGGCTCACATGTATTTGGGTTTTTTGCTGATGGCGCCGATTCACAGATACCTGTCATTATGGGATCTCTGTCTGCACTTTCTATGCAGCCACCAAATGAAAACGTTGGATTCAATGATCCTAATGGCGTCTACCCATTCAGTGATAATGCATCAGGCAGAAACACAGTTCCAGAGTCTGACATACCTAGACTCAGTAGAGAAGACATTGCAGAGAAGCATTATTCTTTAGCAGTCAAGCGTGAAATGAAAGTAGAAGGTGTGCCAATTGCATTTGCACCTGAGATCGATGGCGATCCAGTAAAAGCTAGGAAGACCGAATCATCTTGGGACGAACCCGATCCTCAAGGGTCAGCGGAAACGAAAACAAAGTACCCATACAATCATGTGCGAGAAACTGAAAGTGGTCATATATTTGAAGTCGATGATACCCCAGGTGCAGAAAGAATTCACAACTTTCATAGAACAGGGACGTTTGAAGAGATACAGCCCGATGGAACAAAAGTAAACAAAGTCGTTGGTGAAGATTATGAGATAGTCATCAAAGATAAAAATATGTTTATCAAGGGTGACTTTAATATCACTGTAGAAGGTGACATGACGCTGAATGTCAAGGGTGACTTTTATGAAGACATCACAGGCAATAAGTTTTCTACTGTTCGAGGAACTCGACATGAGAAGACACAGGGTAATCATGTAAGTGAGATCGAATCAGATTACGGTATGAACATCAACGGTAACAGAGGCGTTCGTGTAGGTAGTCAGGGCGGACTAGGATTGGGCGGTGACAAACTTACTGTTCTAGGTCGTAGAGATGTGATGGTCGGTCAGAACTACAATACACAAGTAGGCATGAAGATCATTCAGTCAGCATTGATGGGATACAACATCACATCCGAACTAGGCGCGTATCGAGTATTCTCATTGCGAGATATGGACTTCGGTACTGCACTTACAGGTGCAATTAGTTTCTCATCCGGGTTTTTTAATGTCGGTACGATTGGCGCGACAACAATCAATACTGGTGGTATCTTCACAACTAATACGATCGGTGCGCACATCGTGAATTCTGCGGCATACACGCAAGTATCTGCGGCAACATCGATAACAACAGCCGCACTAGGTATTACAGCAGCAGGCGTGACAATTACGTCTGCAACTGTAGCGTGTACTGGGGCAGTTACCGCAACGTCTGTTGTCGCACCATTAATTGCATCTGGTCTTGCAACTTTGGCAACACACAGACACGGTGTAATCGGCGGGTCCTCTGCTGGTGTTCCGCCAGCTGGCGGAACAACACCCCCAGTCTCATTTTAATAAGGAGTTTTAAATGTCTTGTGGTCCCGCAGAACTTGTAAAGGATTTATCAGCTAACGTTGAGCAATTACTCACTATTGCAGATACTGCATTAGTAGCGTTACCGTTTAAAATCGCATCCATTCCAGGATACGTGGAAGCGCAATTGCTGACTTCGTTGCAGTCAAAGATACAACTTTTAAATCAACTCTTGGCAAATCCTCTTGATGCACTAGGCGGTGTGATTCCAGGACTGCCGGCTGATATAAAAGGCTTTGTTGATGAATATGCTGGTGTCGCAGCAGGTGTTGTAGGTTCTGCATTATATTTGAAGAATCTTAAAGACAAATACGGCGATTTAGATGTTGATATTGATAATATCGTAGGCATTTTAAACGAAGCAGGAAATGATCTTGACAAGATATGTGAGATTGTTCCTAACATACAAAACATTGGTGGTGAGTTTGTACTGAAAGGCATTCCATTATCGATGCCAGAAATCAATGTAAAGCGTATTGCAGCAGAAGGTAAATTCCCAGATGTAGTTGGCAACTTCAAAGACGCTGTTGGGAATGTAGAAGTCGAGGTAGAGTT